GGACTGACTGTTTAAAAGACGAACGAAGACCAATGGAAAAGATAGTGGCAGGGAAAACAAGAGCTTTTATGCTGCCACCAGCAGATTTCGTGCAACTTTGCCGTAAATACTTTATGTCATTCTGTGTAACATTTTATTCAAATCATTTAGTATCCTTTTCAGCAGTTGGACTTGATCCTTACAGTTATGATTGGACAAGATTAGTGCGCAGATTGAAATCAAATTCAAATTTAGGATTCGGAGGAGATTTTCATTCATTTGATGGAATATTAGACCCGGATATTGTTTGGCGTTTTGTGAAAATTGTGAATGATTGGTATGAACATAAGAATCCGCACTGGAAACCAGAAGATAATATAGTGCGCGAAGTGTTGATGGAGGAAATCATTCACTCTATTCACATTTGCCTTAACTCTATCTATCAAAAATCACAAGGAAATCCATCAGGAAACCCTCTAACAGTAATTCTTAACACCGTTGCCCATTGTTTCTATATAAGATTAGCGTGGCTAGGATTGGCAAGAATACATCATCAAGATCAATTTCTGAGTTTATATGCTTTTCATAAGCATTGTAAGGACGTCTATTATGGAGATGATGGGTTGGTGTCCGTGAAGTATGCAGTAATATCATGGTTTAATTTGGATGAAGTTTCAAAATTTTTGGCGAATTATGGCATAGAGTATACATCTGAGCAAAAGACAGAAGAATTGTATGGCGTGCGTCGCATTGTGGAGTGTACGTTTTTGAAGAATGGCTTTGTACCGTTGCAGGGAACCAGATTGTGGTTAGCACCGATAGCAAAAGACACCATCTATGAACTAACTAACTGGATAAAGAAGTCGGATGACCCAATAGGACAGTTAAGAGAGAACATTGAATGTGCAGAAAACTTCGCTTTTCACCATGGACGTGAGTTCTTTGACAGGTTTTGTGAAGAAGTAAATCAGGCACTTAGACAAAAGAACCTAAAGGAAGTAGCTTATAACTATGACTTGAGGATGGAATCATTTATGATAAAGTGTAAGTGACTATTAGGAAATTGGAAAGTAATTTTAAAGGTTTTGATTAAATTTCGTAAAATTTCCACATGGGTTTTTACAAGGGACAGCCCTAAGCACATCCCTTTTCCCATGTTTTAATTGTAGAGAATAATCTAAAATTTAATAATTAAAGAGAAAATTAACTATAATTATAAAACCTAAAAAAAAAAAAAAAAAAAAAAAAAAAAAAA